GGCGACCCACATTTCGTGCGCGACCTGAGAAATGGCCGGCGCGTCTGGCCAGAGACGGAAGCCAAAGCCCGTCAGTTCATCGCCACTTACGTGCCGGATGCGAGCGACAAGCAGGACGCCGCGTGATGCGCTTCGGCCTCGCCATTGTCGCGCTGCTTTGGGTGATCGTCGCGCTCTACGTCGCGCCGGCCTTCAGCCAGCTCGCGCATCAGCTTGGTGGCCACGTTGTGGCGGGGCCGGATGATCAGAAATCCACGTTCCATGCGGAGGGAACTGCCAGATGAACGCGCCGCATTTCCACGGCAAACGGCGGGAAATTTCCGCGTCATCACTGCGCGAGGCGCTAGGCAATGACCTGGGCCAGATCCGCCAAGACGACAAGCTGACCTGGGCCGACGTTGGCCGCGTACTCGGCAGGAGCGAGGATCAGGCGGCAAAGTACGCCGACGGCACGGCTGAAATGCCAGTCACTTCATATCTGTTCGGCAAGCGCATCTGGGGTACTCGGCTCACCGGCCGCGTCGAAGCGCTGGTGAGCTCCGATCGCGCACCGGTGCATGATCACCATGTGCTGCCCGAACTGCTGGCCTGCGCGACGGGCCTCGCCGAAGGACTGCGTGATGGTAGCCTTTGTCTGAAGGATATCGGCGCCAACCGCACTGAAATCGAAGGCACGATCACCGCGCTGCAAGGACTGCTGGAAAAGCTGGGCGAGGGGGTGCGGCCATGATCCGCAGCTTCTTCAACCGCTTCCGCATTTTCCCGAAAGGCGACGGCAAGGTGGCCGAGGATTGGAAGCGCGGAGACCTGGCCGGATGCATCGCCGCCGGCACTTGGTACGTCATGCAAAGCGGCCGTGAAAATCAGGGGCCGAAGTTCGGCGATATCGAGCGCGTTGCCGCAGTGAAGCTGGAGCGCGGCTGGCACATGCTGCTGTTCGAAGGCTGGCCCAATGATTGGTACACGGCATGCGAGTTCCGCAAGATCACGCCGAAGCAAGACGAGGCCTGCGCCACTGATTTCGCCGACCAGATGAGGCGGCTTCGGCCGAAGGTGGGCGCATGAAGGCCGTCCGCAAATTCTTCAGCTGGTATCTCCACAGCTTGTTCTTCGCCTTCTGTTGCGGGCTGTCCTTCTGCCTCGGCGTATGGGCGACCTACATGTGGGCCTTGGCCCTGATCGCGGCCAACCAATGAACGCCGCCGCCAAAGAGCTTGGCCAGCTGGCTGGTGCGATCGCCCATCAGCGAGCGCGCGAACCCTTTTGGGCCAAGGCGAGGGCGATGATCCCCGCCGACAGGCCGCTGCCAGCATCCATCAATCCGCCACTGCTGCTGACCAATTCCGACCGATTGAAAGGAGCCTAACCCATGGCGAAGAAAGCGAAACCAGGTGACCGAGTGACCAACCTGACGGAGAGCAAGGATATCATCCGCAACGCCGTCCCCCGGATCGTGAACCTCAAAAAGCAGCGCAAGGAACTTAATGCCGAAATCGCTGCAGAGCGTGAAAAGGTGAACGGCGCGGGCATCAGCAAGCAAGCTTTGGATCATGCCATCCGCATCAAGGAAATGGATCCGGACGATCGCCAGCACTTCGACGAATCCTATGCCATCGCCCGTGACGCGATTGGGCTGCCACAGAGCCGTTCGCTGTTCGATTTCCTGGGCAGCGCTGATGATGCTGAAGAAGAGGCCAAGGCGAAGAAGCCGCTTTCTGGCCCAGAAGCCTTGGCCGCCGCCCGCGCTGGCTTCGAAGGCGGCTCGACCGCGCCGGATGCGGTCAACTAGGCCCTATGAAGGTTGGGCTGGACATAGCCACTGCAACTGGGATCGCCATTTGGCGTGACGGGACAACTGCGCCGTCGCTGATGACGGTGCAGCTTCCGTCTGATCCAGGTGAGGTAGGCCGTCCGGCCGAGCGGTTGCGGCGCACGCTTGCCGACCTTCACGCCGTTGAGCCCATCTCGCATCTGTTCTTCGAAGCGTCGATCCTGCCGGGGAAGACGACGGCGCAAACGGTGTACAAGCTGTGCGCCCTCGCCGGGATGGCAGAGTGGTTCGCCTATCGGATCGAAGCCGCGTGCCGCCAGGTCGAGCAGCAAAGCTGGCGCAAGCATTTCATCGGCCGCGGCACCGGCAAGAGCGCCGAGCTGAAGGCGATGGGCATCCGCGCCTGCCAGCTTCGTGGCTGGAGCCCGCGCAATGATCATGAAGCCGATGCGGCCGGCGTGCTGGATTACGGGCTCGCCTGCTTCGGTATCAGTCCGCCTTGGCGCGATGCTCATTTGATGGCGCCGGGGAGGCTTGTTGCATGAGCCGGGCCGCCACCGACCGCCTGAAGGTAAACCCGCCGCTCGGCAGCCCTCCTACCCTGGAGTGGCGAGCCGTCGGCGAACTTCAGATTGATGCAACCTATCAGCGATCAATCCAGACAGGCTCCAGCCAAACGCTGATCAGGCGCATTGCGCAGTTCTGGGATTGGGGCTTGTGCCAGCCACTTGCCATTGCTCGCCGGGCTGACGGTTCCCTGATGGTGGTGGATGGCCAGCACCGTCTGGAAGCCGCTCGGCTGCGCCGTGACATTCCGCATCTGCCTTGCGTCATCACCGCCTACGCGAATGCTGGTGACGAGGCGGCTGCGTTCGTCGCGCTCAATCAGCAGCGCCGGCCGCTTACCAAGCTGGATCTGTTCAAGGCCGCGCTCGCCGCCGAAGATACGGACAGCCTGGCGATCGTCGCAGCTATGGATCGTGCTGGGCTTCGGTTGGCAGCACATTCCAATTTCACGGCGTGGAAGCCGGGCGACGTTTCCAACATCGCCGGCATCCAGCGCTATTGGCAGCGCCATGGTGCTACCGTTGTCCAGCCTGCACTGATCGCGCTCGCCAAGGGCTTTGAAGGTGAAGTGCTGCGCTATTGCGGCACCATCTTCGACGGCATCGCTGGCTTCCTGTCCACCACCGATATCTTCGATGAGGAACTGGATCGGCTAATCAGCGCCCTGAAGCGCCGCAACCAGGCCGGTTGGCGCGCAGCAATCATTGCCGCAGCCAGCGTCAAAGGCATCGATCAGCGCCAAGCTGCGCGGCACGTCATCACCGAAGCATTTTTCCACGAAGCCAAAGCCAAAGCGACAATCCCGGACGGCTTTGCAGAGCCAACCGACCTTCGGCCAGCTGAAATGGCATGGTGTTCACAATGTGATCGTCGGGTGTCTGGAGCCCATGCGGGCCGCTGCACCGACCGCTTTTGCAAGTTGAAAGTGAAGGTGGCAGCTTGACCACCGCATCCTCCCTCCGCCGCTTCGGCAAGCCCAAGACGGTGCGCCCGGTCGTGCTGTCCGCGCTCCACCCGGCGCACCGTTCGGGGCGGTCGATCTTCCCCAGTCGCGTGTTCGATCCGGATGAGGTCCAGCGCGTCCTGAAAACCGGTCACCAGAGCCGCAAGATCGGCAAGGTGGTGATGAAGGGGGCTCGCCGCGGCTGGCCCATCTACACGCTGACGCTGGAGGAACGGGCCACATGCCCGCGCACCTGCAAGGCATGGGCCTTCTGCTACGGAAATTCGATGCAGGCCGCCGAACGCATCGTGGCGGGTCCTGAATTTGAAGCGGCGCTGATGCGCGAGCTTGTCGATCTTCAGCTGCAGCATCCCGGCGGGTTCATGGTGCGCTTGCATATTCTGGGTGACTTCTACTCCACCGAATACGTCGCGCTGTGGGCCGGTGCCCTGAAAACGCTGCCGGCGCTGCATGTGTTCGGCTTCACAGCCCGCCAGCCCGGCACCCCCATTGGCGATTTCGTTGCGCGCCTGGCTAATGAGCAATGGGATCGGTTCGCAATCCGGCTGTCCGGCTCGTCGGCGCCGCACAAGGCATCGATCCTTATGGGTGATGAGGGCAGCGAACAGGCCATCGCCTGTCCCGCTCAAACCGACGCCACAGACTGCTGCGCCACGTGTGCGCTGTGTTGGCAAACCACGCGCTCTGTCGCGTTCGCGAGGCATTGATGAACACCGCGCTTCATTCCAATTCGCCTGCCGCTGGGCGGGCGAAGGCAGGGGCCGGGATATCCCGGTGCGATGGTCGCAGCCTGATCGTTCCCGATCACGCGCTGCCCGGCCCCTCCATTTCTGATCAGGGATCAGAGGCAGCATGACCGCCGCCATAATCCCCTTCACGCGCACCGCTGAAGAAGCATGGCAGGCGTTCCAGGCGCTGAACCAAGACGCACTGGCCGATCCCCGGCTGTTGATGGACCCGGACCACATGGAACGCCGTGAGGCTGCGCATGCCCTGTTCGCAGCGCTGTTCCGGCGCGAATGCGAGCGGGGCGACTTTGCGCAGGTGAAGTTGGCATGACGGCTGTGGCGCACATCGTGGAGCAGCCGGTGATCGGCAACACTGAGGCTGAAGCGGTGCTGCTGGGCGGCTTGATGCTGGCCAACAATGCCATCGATCGAATAGCCGACATACTAACCGCGGAGGACTTTGCCGAGCCCCTGCATGGCCGCATCTTCAGCGCGATCGTCAAGGAAAACGGCGTCAGGCCGGGCAACGTTACGCCGGTCACCCTGAAGCACTATTTCGAAGCCGACGAATCAATGAAGGAACTGGGCGGGACAGGGTACCTTGCCGAGCTGACGGGTTCCGGCGCCGCGGTCGTTGGCATCAATGGTTGCGCCGAGCAGGTGGCGGAGCTCGCCACCCGTCGCCGCCTGGTCGCCAAGATCCAGCAGACGCTGGCCGATGCCATGGATTTCGACAATTCGAACGACTCCTTGGCCGCGGATCTGGAAGTGGCGCTGGCCGAGGCCACCCGCAAGACGGAGGATGGCGCAACCGAACTGTCGGCCGCTGACTGCATCGCGCTGGCCAGAGAAGCCGCCGTGCGGAAAGAAACCGGCGTGCTGAGCAGCATCGATCCGATCGATGAAGCCATTGGACCGATCTACCGCAAGGATTTGGTGATCAAGGCTGGTCGGCCAGGCATGGGCAAAACGGCGGAGGCGATCAGTTACAGCAATGGCGCCGCGCGCCGCGGGCATGGCGTCCTGTTCGTCAGTCTGGAAATGAGCGCCGAGCAAATCGGCCAGCGGCAAGCCTGCGACCTCGCATTCGGCAATCCGTCCTGCCCATTGCCATACGACGCCGTGGTGAATGGCACGCTCGACGAAGCCCAAATGCGCCAATTGTGCCGCGCCGAACTGGAAATGCGCGAGCTTCCCATCCAGGTGATCGACGCCGGCAGCCTTTCCGTTCACCGCCTGGCGCGCATGGTTAGGCGGTGGAAGCGCCGCTTTGCCGCTCGCGGGCAAAGTCTCGACCTGGTGGTGGTCGATTATCTGCAGAAACTTCGCGCCCCCGGCATGACGAACCGTTTCGAAATCGTCACCGAGATTTCGCAGACGCTGAAGGAAATCGCCAAGGATAATGACGTCGGCTTGATCGCGTTGGCGCAGCTGGGCCGCAAGGTCGAAGAGCGCGAGGATAAGCGGCCCCAGCTGGCTGACCTGCGCGAATCCGGCCAGATCGAACAGGATGCCGACGTGGTGATGTTCCTGTTTCGCCACGAATATTATTTGGAGCGCACTGAGCCGCCCATCTACAAGGAGGCCGAACACGCCGAATGGCAGGCCGGAATGGAAGCCTGCCGCAACGATATCGAGTTCATCTGCGCCAAGCGTCGCAAGGGCCGCGCCAGAACCACCAAGGGGCGATTCTACGGCGGGTTCCAGGCGGTGAGGGGGGCGTACGAATGAGCGCGCTTCCCTACCACAAGCGCTACCACGGCGATGCGCTCACCGGTTTCATGGCGCTGACCCTGGAAGAGCGCGGCGCATACCAGACCCTGCTGGACATGATGTACGATCGCGGCGGGCCCCTGATCGACAACGAACGCCTGCTGGCCGGCTACATGAATTGCAGCGTCCGGAAGTGGGTCCAGCTGCGCCAAATCTTGATCCAGAAAGGCAAGATCATCATCAACCGCGATGGCATGATCTGCAACAATCGCGCTCGAAAAGAGATCGAAAATCAATCGAAAACGCATCGAAAACTAATCGAGGCGGGCGCGAAAGGTGGACGGAAGCGCGCTGAAAACGAGAAAAAAGAAAGCGAAATCAACGATGGTGGCCAAGGCACGCTTGAGGCAGGCTTAAGCGACCCTCAAGCAAACGCGCGCGGGTCCAGAAACCAGAAACCAGATAGTTCCGTATCTAACGATACGGGCGAAACGTCGCCTAAAATTGAACCTGAAATCGATCCGGTGAAGGCGATGTTCGACGCCGGCGTGACGCTGCTGACCGCGGCTGGTGTCCCGGACAAACAGGCGCGCTCCCTGATCGGCAAGTGGCGCGGCCAAATTGGGGATGATGAAGTCCGCTTGGCCATTGGCGAGGCCCAGGCTGCACGCATCAGCGACCCCGTGCCCTGGCTGACGAAGCGTTGCGCCGCCAGGCCAAAGCCGACCAACGATCCAGACGATGCCTATCGAGCCCGCGCATTGGCCGAAATCAGGGCCCAGCGCGAATTCCAAGAACGCCAAGCGGCAAGTGGAGGGTGAAATGAACAGCACGGCCTTGCGCCTCATTGAACAGCCGGCGGCCGAACTGCCGCTTGCCCTGGAATTGCCAGAAGCCCTGCCATTCGATGAATGGGTGTCGATCGGGCGACGCCTCTGCCACGGCCAGCAGGCCATCAACTGGCACATCGGCGATTGGTGGGCTTTTGGTGATTTCCGCTATGGCGAGCGCGCTACGGTCGCGGCGGCGGGGATATTCGGCAAGGAATTCGGAACGCTCCGCAATCTCGCGGTCGTGGCCCGCGCATTCGATGTGTCACGTCGCCGTGACGTTCTCAGCTTCACGCACCATGTCGAAGCCGCCAGCCTTCCAGCGAAAGAGGCCGACGCGATCCTGGACCGTGCCGTGCGGGACCGGCTTTCGACGAGGGATCTTCGCCGCGAAGTGCAGGCTATGCGGGCGGTGGCCAATGATCGCGTGGCGTCGGCCCCGAAGCCGGCCATCGTCGAGCCGGAACCAGAGCCCGCGCAGGTTCCCAAGAACGAGCTCACCGAGGCCTATGCCCGCTACCTGGAAGCGATGGAATGCCTGGAGGAATACCGCCCGCTGACCAAGCGCGAGCTCGACTTCCTGACCGTCGCCAAGGATGCGCTGGGCGATGCCTATGCCGAGCGCCGGGCATGCCCGGAAGATTTCGACGTGGTGATGGTTGAGCAAGGCCGGCTCGCCTGCGAAACATGGTTTGGGGCGTCCCGCATCACCGTGAACCGGTGGCTGATCCAGCGCGGCAAGAAGCGGCTGCTGGACGATCGCGCGGCCTACGTCCGGCACCAGCGCAACATGGCGAAGAGCCACGCCCCATTGCACGCCGACGATCCGGTTTCGGAAATCGACATGCTGCTGCCGATCGCCCGCCAGGCCGCTCATCACCTGCGCATCAGCCGGTTCGGCGGGTACAAGGTCAGTCAGTGCGAGCAGGGCGGGTGGTTCGTCGGCACGGTGCGCAAGACGTCTGAAGAGCTGATCGTCATGGCTGAGCGGGTTGGGTTCGATCGTGCCGCGGCTGCCGCGGAAGCTGAGCGGGAGGGGTATTGAGGGGCGATGTTCAAGAATGTTAAGATTGATGAATTCCGGGAATTCGCCGACCAACTCGTTGCCGGCTGCGATGCCGTGACGGCGGCGGACATTGCGGGGATCGATCTTAAGCCATTCGGAAATCAGCGGAATTGCTATGTTTATGCGCTGGCCAACCCGGTTACCGGGCTGGTGTTCTATGTCGGAAAAGGCTCCGGCAAGCGCGCCAAGACGCACGGCAGCCCGTCAAGCCGCAACGCGCTGAAGAATGAAATCATCGCTGACCTGCGGCGGCGCGCGCTGAAGCCGACCATCCACGTGCTGGCTGATGGACTGTCCGATGATGACGCCTACCGGTTAGAGCGGGCGATCATCGTCCGCGCTCACTCTGTCCTTACCAACATCAACTATGGCCAGCAGCCGGAAATCGATCGCGTGAGAGCAATGGCGCGTATCAACCTGGGGCAGATCAAGCCGCTTTGTGCCGTGCTGCGCGAGCGACCAGACAAGTTCAGGCTGTCGGCGTGGCAGGATATTGTTAGTACCTTGGCCCGCATGTCGGTGTCGGGAACGGCCTGATGCCTCTCACCGTCAAGCAGCAGGCGTTCGTCGCCGAGTATCTGGTGGACCTGAACGCCACGCAGGCAGCGATGCGCGCTGGCTACAGCCGAAGGACGGCGGCCGAGCAGGGCGCGCGCCTGACCAAGCACCCCCAAGTAGCGGCTGCTATCGCCAAGGCATTGGAACAGCGCGCCGACAAGGCTGCGATCGATGCGAATTGGGTGCTGAAAAAGGCGGTGGAACTCCACGAAGCCGCATTGGCCGACAAATCGTTCGCGGCAGCCAAGGGCGCCTTGGAACTTGTCGGCAAGCATGTGGACATTCAAGCGTTCCGCGAACGGGTTGCGCATGGCTTCGACCTGTCCGGCCTGACGCCAGAAGAGTTAGCGACCCTTGAACGCATCCTTTCACGCGCTGCCTAGCCTTGAACAAGTGCGGGCTGAAATCGCACGGCGCCAAGCCCAGGCCGCCGCGATCGAATCCGAACGCCTGGCCGAACTGGAGCAAAAGCAGCGCCTCGATCACGAGAAGGAAAAGGCCCGATGCGGCGCAGACGCCGCCGGCATCGTCTATTGGTTCAACCACTACGCCTGGACCTACGACCCGCGCTTGCTGGCGAAGAAGGGCCCAGATGGGCGGGCGATGAGCCCTTATGTCCGGTTCGAGCTATGGCCGAAGCAAATCGAGTTCATCCACTGGATGCATGAGCGGGTAGAGGCCAACGAAGAATGGCTGGTTGAAAAGAGCCGCGATACCGGCGTGTCCTACCTCTGCTGCGGCTATGCGCTCAATCGCTGGCTTTTCGTGGACGGCTTCAAGACGACGCTGGGCAGCCGCAAGGTCGAACTGGTGGACAAGGCGGGCCAACCGGACAGCCTGTTCGAGAAGATCCGCATCATGGCCGATCGGCTGCCGGCGTGGATGCTGCCCAATGGCTATAACCGCGGCACCCACAGCCTGTTCATGCGGCTGATGAACCCGGCCACTGGGGCGATCATATCCGGCGAAGGGGGCGATGACATGGGCCGTGGCGGCCGGTCCAGCCTCTACATCGTGGATGAAGGCGCATTCGTGCCCAATGCCGAGAATGTCGAAAAGGCGCTGAGCGGCAACACCGATTGCGTGGGCTGGGTGA